GCGATCGAAGCCGAGCCCGGGGAGCTGCACGACAAGGCGGGGGATCTCGCCCGTGCGCTCTCCGGTATCTGCGAGCGGGAGGGCATTCCGCCGGATGCTCTTCTGCACGCGTTCGCGGCGGGCGCTGGTCTGGATCTGGTCAAGGCACACGCCCATGCCGGGACAGCCGGCGCCCCGTCGCGAGCCATGCAGCAGCTCAACGGGGAGTTCGTCGCCTGGTACACGGACACCGTGCTCCCCTCTATGATCGCCAAGATCCTGGAGATCCTGCCATGAACGCCATCAAGTCGGCCTTCGCTGCCCTGTTCTCGTCTCAGAGCCGCATCAGCTACCGCAGGCTGCTGGTCCTGCTCGTGGCGTCGGTCTTCTTCGCTTTGGGTATGCTGTCCGAGGCATGGTGGGGGGCAGTGGCTCTGGCGTACATCGGCGGGGACACGCTGAGCAAGATCGACCTGTCGGGCGTCCTGGCTCGCAAGGGGGCTGGTGCAAAGCTCCTGTCCGCCGTCGCCGAGCCCGATGAGCCAGACTGCGAGCCCACGCCATGAAGCCCGGGACCAAGGCGCTCGTGATCGCTGTCCTGATCCTGGCCGTGGCGATCGTCGTGGCGGTGGTCGTGGCTCCCGAGGCCGGGGGAATCGTGGGGCTCGTGCTCGGCACGGGGGCCCTGGCCGCGGGGCGCAAGCGCACGAAGGGGCAACGACAGATCGACGGCGAGGTCATCCGAGCCCAACGGGACAGAGAAGAGGCCGAGCGCAAACTGCGCGCGGCGCGAGAGGCATCGGACGCCGCTCGGGAGGAGCTACGGCATGATGTGGAGATCACTGCTTCTGGTCGCGATCGCAGGGCCAGTGCTCGCAGGCTGTCTCGGTTCTTCGGGTTCGGCGGCAAGAAGCCCAAGGCTCCTGCTGGATCCGATGCTTCCCTGCGAGACCGCGGTTCCGGAGCCGATTGACGTCCCCGAGGCCGAGGGCGAGATCGAGACCATCGGCGACCGCTACTGCCTGACGGACTCCCAGATGGCCAACATCGAGGCCCAGATCGGCAACGCCCGCTTCCAGATCACGGAATTGACCCGTCACCGCTCGATACTCTGCGAGTATGCCCGCAGCAGAATTGATGACCACAACCGCATTGTCGGCCAGTTGACCGTCGACCTCGACGAGGCGCAGGACGCAGCGGCCCAGGGGCGCCTGTACACCGTTCTGGGGGTCGGGGTGGGCCTGGGGCTCGGTCTGCTCGCGGGGACCGCCCTGGGGGCTGCAGCGGCTCACTGATGCCACTCCCTACCCCGGCGCAGTACGAGAAGATCCGGGAGGTCGTCCGCCTGTACCACGAAGCGGTCGTTGACGGCATGTTCGGGCCCTCGCAGTTGCCAGAGAGCGTGATCAAGCGTCTCGAAGACCTCGGGGTGCCGCGCTGGGGGCGCCCGCCGCTCGCCGAGCAGGCCGTGCAGTGGGGCGCGCTGACCGCAGCCCTGCCAGACCCCGGGGCCCTCGACGAGATGAGCTATGCCGATTTTCTGCGGCGGATCAAGCGCCGGCCGCAGCCGCTGACCAAGGAAGAGACCGCGGCCCGGGACTACGTGGCCCGCTACGGGGCTACCTACTGCCGCGGGCTGGGCAACACGGTCTCCAAGACCACGGGCGAGATCATCATAGAGGCGGACCAGAAGCAGCGCGAGTGGATGGAAGAGGCCATTCGCACCGAGGTCGCCGAGGGCATCAAGTGGCGCGAGACCCGGGGGGAGATCAAGACCCGTCTGGGGCGTGCAACAGGGGACTGGAGCCGAGATCTGCAGCGTATCGCCAACACGGAGGAGAACAACGCCACGCAGCGGGGACGGGGCGCAGTGATCGAGGCAGAGCACGGGCCGGACGCCCGGGTGGCCAAGATCCCCGAGCCCGGGGCCTGTGAGGCGTGCCGGGCTCTGTACCTGGACCGAGACGGCCGTCCCAAGATCTTCGCGCTTTCCGAGATCCGGGACGCCACCAACGCCCGGGATCCTGCCCGACCAGGGAAGGGGCGAAGGCGTGTAGATTATTTACCCACACTGGAGTCTTTGCACCCACACTGTAGGTGTTCCACCACCTATGTCCCCGACCATTGGGACTTCGATTCCGAGTGGGACCTCGTGCCGGAGGAGGACGCGGATCGATGAGCCCGGACACCCGATGCCCGATCTGCGATGCGCGGTTGGTCAACCACAACAGGAAAGACGGGTCAGGGTACGTGATCCGTTCACGGATCCTGAAGCTCCAAACAAACGGCGACGTGCTCGGAAAGTGCCACCAGTGCGGGGCATGGGTGCGTCTTCCGTTGAGTCACCAGATAGGATCGCGTCAGGACACTTGACAACGGCGCGTCTCTTCGGGAAAGTGTAGCAGAACCGCTCACGCCCGCCTTATGGCGCACGGCAGCGAACACAACGGTTTGCCGTGCCCGAGTTGCCCTTCCGCTTCCATGTGCCGGTCAAAGCCTTTGAGAAGGCCGACAAGCTAGGCACATCCACGCGGCGGATCGGCGGCCTCGTCACCAGCCCCAACAGAGACCTCCAGGGCGAGACCATCGACCTCGACGGCCTCGACTTCGGCGACTTCAACAACCGCGGCTGGTTCAACGACAACCACGGCAAGAGCATCACCGACGTGATCGGGATCCCCACTGTCGCAGCCAAGCGCGTGCACAAGGGGCAGATCCTGCCGACCGGAGACCGGGCCCCCATCGATAGCTATTGGGTCGAGGGGGTTCTGGTCGGACCGAAGGGGCAACAGGTCTGGCAGCTTGCCAAGGATCTGGAGGGGACCGGACGCTCGCTGGGCTACTCGATCGAGGGTGGCGTGATCCAGCGAGACCCGATCGATCAGCGCCACATCGGGAAGGCCAAGGTCCGCAACGTGGCAGTGACGCACTGCCCGGTCAACACCGAGACCGAGATGCGGCTGCTGTCCAAGGCTCTGGCGGCTGGCTCGTCTGTCGCCAACCCGGGAGCGTCTCCGGGCGAAGGCTTCCCCCTGCGGGCGGAATCCCTGGACCCCGAGGTCAAGTGGCTGACGTTTGCAGCCCCGATCCCAAGCTCTGGAAAGAAGCCCCTCTCCAAGTCCAAGGCGCTGCAGTTGCTGCGCTCGAAATACCCGAAGATCAACGACGAACTCGCCGAGATGGCCTGGCATGTGGCCAAGGCGATGAAGGCGGCAGGGCTGCTGGGGAGTGCCTCATGAAGCGCATGTCTTTCGACGACTACTCGGCCAAGGCGAAGAGCTGCGGCCTCAAGAAGGCCAAGGACAAGGATGCCTACGAGGGCATGAGCGACGAGGAGTACGCCGAGCACATGGCCGAGATGGAAGAGGACGAGGACGAAGGGGACAATGCGGCCAAGCCCGACGACTCGGAGAAGAGCGAGGACGCGGCCTTCCCCGACGAGGAAGAGCTGATGAAGTCGCTGGAGAAGCTCGTGGAGATCGCCAACGACACCGAGACCGCCCAGAAGGCCAACAGGCTCGCCGAGCTGGCCAAGAGCGCGTCGGAGGGCGGTCTGTCCCCGGAGGACACCGCCGAGCTGCGCTTCCTGCTGGAGACCGACGAAGGCGCGGGCGAGACCCTGCAGAAGTCGCTCTTTGACGACGAGGACGTGGTCGGGGCGATGGAGTTCGACGCCAGCGGCCTGATCAAGAGCCTGGTCGAGGGCATGACCGACTCGATCGGCACGCTCGGAGAGGAGATCTCCAGCTTCCGGGGCTCTCAGGAGCGCTTCGACCGCTACATGGCCAAGAGCATGATGGATCTGGCCAAGAGCCTGACGGGCGCCCTCAAGGCGGTCAACAGCAAGCTCGACGCCACGACCAGGCGCCTGACCGAGTTGGAAGCGCTGCCCCTGGATTGGCGAGGCCGCGTCAACGTGAAGAAGTCGGACATCCAGCAGTCCCCCCGTGACGGGCTCGATCCCGACCTGCTCAAGAAGAGCGGAAGCGTGACCAAGCAGCAGGCGCAGCGTGTGCTGTTCGACCTGCTGAACAAGTCGCAGGACGAGTCCGAGCGGTCGATGCTGCTGGATGTGAGCCTGCACCTGGACGCACACAAGGGCGACTGGCGTGAGTGTGCCCTGATCGTGGACAACCCTGCGCTGGTCAAGCGCATCACCGAGAACCTGGGCTGAGGAGCAGACCATGAGCGCAGAGTGGATCAACTGGGACGGTAGCGATCCCTTCGCGAGAGACCCGGGCGCGCTGCGGGACCTGATCAAGGCTCTCGCTGCTGGGTCGGACATCAACAACCCCGGTGCAGCGGCCGGCGAAGGCTTCCCCCTGAGGGCGGAGTCGCTCGACCAGACCGCGAAGATGCTGGTGGCATCCCAGCGGGACCTCATCAGCCTGCGGATGGCGCCGAAGAAGCAGGCCGATCAGGTCATCCAGGAGTTCAATCAGGTCTCCTCGGTCGGAGCGGAAGGCGGGAGCTTCATCGCAGAAGGCGACCTGCCCAACGAGGTCGACTCGACCTACATCCGCAACTACGTGCGGATGGCCTTCATGGGCGTGGTCAAGCGGATCACGGACGTGATGGCGCGGATCCGCAACGTGCCGTTGCCCGAAGGCGTCCAGGCGATGGAGAACAAGCTGGGCGCCCTGAAGCTGCTGAAGGACGCCGAGATGGCGTACTGGCGGGGCGATCAGACCCTGTCAGACGTCCAGTTCGACGGCTTCGAGTCCAACTTCATCGCGGGAGTCAACGGGCTGACCTTCGGGGGCCACAACAACGGCGGATCGACCGCCTGGC